CAATTTCGAAACCGACCGCATTTTTGCCACCGTGACTAAAAAGGAATTGGCGCGCATTTATCGCAAGGTGAGCCGCGCCGATCTGGCCGCCCTGGTCGCCGAAAAGTTTACTAGCCGCAGCGGTTTTATATCGTTCTATCCCGCTGATCTGGCCGAATGGGGCCCGGTCAACACTTGGGACCACAATCAATACGGCACGCTGTTAGAGGCACTGGCGCGCCAGGAAAGCCGCACAGGGGAATTTGATCAGTACGCCGAACATTCGCTTTGTGAGGACTTCAGGGGCAACGGTCATTTAGACAGCTGGATTGCCGAAGCCACACCTGGAATTGAGCGGCTGTACAAGGTGCACGACTACCTTGAAACCCGCGCGGCGCGTCTGCAGTGACCGCCCAGCGCCACGCGGACGGGTCCTATACCTACCGGGGCCACCGCATTGCAGTTAATCCAACCGTGCGCCCTGGCAAGCTGGGGCGCTATTCGGTCGACGGTGTGCTGTTCGCCCAGCTGGCGCCAGCCCGTGCACACGTCGACATGCTGGCAAAGCCAGACCAGCAACCCACACCCGATATTTGAGGTAGCACAGATGAATCGTACGACTGGCAACACTTCTTTTCGCGTCCAGGTCCCCGGCGCTAATTCGATCTACACCACGACTTACGATGAAGCGTTGGAGCAGGCAACGATCGTTATGGCCGGTAACGGATTTGGATATATTTACACGATCGGCAATGGGCCTAGCCGGTTGGTGGCGCGTTTTGAACCGCATTACGGAGTAGTGCCCGCATGACCTACACCCTTGCACTGGGCGCCAGCGACGGCGCCCCGGTAACTGCCCCCGGCAAATACCTAAACCGCCACGGCCTGATAGCTGGCGCAACCGGCACCGGCAAAAGCGTCTCGCTTATGGGCATGGCCGAAGCATTCCAGCGCCTGGGCGTGCCGTCGATCGTAACCGACATCAAAGGCGACCTTTCCGGCCTGGCTGCCCCGAGCACCGCGACCAGCGACAACGGGCGCAACGTCCTACCCTGGCACGCGCAGGCCGCCGACGTTCGGTTGTGGGATGTTTTCGGCGAACAGGGGCAGCCCTTGACCGCCAGCCTTGCCGCCCTGGGCGCCCCGCTGGCTGCCCGTGCGCTGGGCTTGTCGGACGTGCAAACCGGTGTTCTGGAGGTGGCGTTTGCCGTTGCCGCCGATATGAATTTCCCACTCGACACGCTGGCCAACCTGCGCGACGTGGTGGCGTATTGCGCCGACAATCGGGCAGACATCGGCAAGCAATACGGGCTTGTCACATCCGCAAGCGTTGCCGCCATTGGCCGCGCCGTGCTGCGCCTGGAGCGTGGCGGGGGCGCCGACTTTTTCAAGGCGCACAGCGTATCAATTGAGCAATTCACCACGGGCCGCGCCGTGCACTTGCTGGATTGCGTGCGACTGGTCAAAGAACCGCGCCTATACGGTGCGGTTTTGCTGTATCTACTCGACGCCTTGTCGCGCCAGTTGCCCGAGGTTGGCGACCGTGATTTGCCCGTGCTGGCGTTGTTCCTGGATGAAGCGCATTTGATTTTCAGCGACTGCCCGCCCGACGTGCTGCGCGCCGTTGAACAGACGGTGCGGCTTATTCGGTCGAAGGGCGTAGGCGTCTACTTTGCCAGCCAGTCACCCGCCGACATTCCCGACGGTGTAGCGCGGCAATTGCACCTGCGCATACAGCACGCCTTGCGAGCGGTGACCCCGCGTGACCGTGGCCTATTGCGCGCCGCTGCCGATAGCATGCCGCCGGGCGACGGGTTCAAGGTGGCCGATGCGATTGAAGCGCTGCCGCCTGGGGCTGCGCTTGTGTCGTACATGGGCGCCGACGGCAGGCCTACGCCGACGCGCATAGTCAAGATGCAATTGCCCCGGTGCCGCTTGTCACCCTTGAGTGACAGCGAACGCGCCGCCGTGCTGGCCGTGGCCAACCCGATACCCAAGCCCGACACGCAACCGTTGCCGGTGCCCCCGGCGCCAGCGCCGAAGCCCGTACCGGTGCCGCCTGGGCGCCGGTTGCACTGGATCGAAAAGCTGGGCGTTGCGGCTGGCGTAGGTTTCGGCGTGCTGGTCGCGGGCGTGGGCGTCAATGCCTGGGCGATAGGCTTCCCCCTGATAGGCTTGGCCGCTTCGATCATCGGCGCGGGCTGTATCGCCACGGTCGCCAATGTGGCGCTATCGAAAACCCGCCCCGAACGCATGCCCGTAGACTACCGGCCATAACCCCGCATACCGCTGCCCCAAGGCCCGCCCAGTGCGGGCTTTTTCATGGGCGTTTGACAGCCAAGCGGCAGGCGTGGGAATCTGTGCCCGCTTGCCGAGCACTTCAGTGTATCACCCGGGAAAACGGACTCCAGCCGCTACCCCACAGCCCGCCCCGTGCGGGCTTTTCTTTGCCCGCTGATAGGCCGACCGGCGCGCCCAGCGCCGACAATCCAGGCCCCACGGCTACAAGCCCCGCACAGCCCGTTAGACGCTCGCCAGCGGCTACCCGCACCCGTGACCTACCTTGACCCCCGAACGCCCCACGGCGCCGCCCTGGCGTGCCCGCTTGGCCTATGCCCGGCAGCCTGGGCGCCCCCGGCCGCGCGAATATTTCTGTCAGCCCGGACGATTTCCGATCCTGCAGGAATCCCTTACCGGCCAGGAGCTGCCGGGTGGGTACCAAGGGCACCCGGCCAGCGCCGCCAGCGATTTTCGAAAAACCTCGCCCGTTCTCGTGAATCCTACGGAAACGAATTTCCTGGGCAAAGTTCCGGTTGTTGTATTCAACCAGTTGTTGAATTAATATCACCGTGACCCCAACCAACCTAGAGACCACCATGGCCCTCAAACTATTCAGCAACATCCTGGCGTACCGGCACAGCAACGCCTTCGACCTGCACAAGGACTTAGAGGCGATCAACCAGGCGCTGGCCAGCAAGCGTGCGCGACTGCCAGGCAAGATGGAGCTCAACGCCGTAGGCTTCACTGAGCCTGTCGGCGAAGAAGGCTCGTTCATCGAGCGGATCTCGCCCATGGCCTACGTGTTCGCCTTCAACCTGGCTGAGCGGATGATCCCCGGCAAGATCGTGCGCCAGCAGGTGGCCGCCCGGGTGAAGAAGATCGAGAAGGAGCAGGAGCGCAAGGTCTACGCGCGCGAGAAGCAGCAGATCAAGGACGAGGTCCTGAACAAGATGCTGCCCCAGGCCTTCATCGACCAGAAGATCACCTACGGCATGGTGCTGGGCCCTTATGTCCTGATCGACAGCAGCAGTGCCAAGCGCGGCGAGGACATCCTGTGCACGTTGCGTGAGTGCATCGGCAGCATGCCCGTGCGCCCGGTAGCCGTGACCACCACGCCGATCGATGCCTTCACCCGCTGGTTCACCGGTACCGATGACCCTGTCCGGTTCTCACTGACCGGTGACTTCAAGGCCAATGCTCGGACCGACGAAAGTGATTTCGTAAATGGGAAAGGCACTTCGCCAAAAGACGAGGGGCTGAGCGACTTGGTGCTGGAGCACGACCGCCGTGTCACTCTGCTGGGCTTGAACTGGGCCACCAGCACCGGCGAGAGCGCCAGCTTCACCGTCAACGAAATGATCGGCATCAAGGGCATCAAGTGGCCCGAGAGCCTGTCGGAAATGGCCGCTGACCAGGTTGGCGAGGAAGACGACGAAGACGCCCGCCGCGTGACTCTGCTGCGCACGACCTTGATCCTGCTCGGCGCCGAGCTGAAGACCCTGCTGGCCGACCTGCTGGATGCCTTGGGCGGTGAGCAGCTGCCTGAAGGTACCGAGGACGCCGACGAGAACCTGGCTGCCCTGACCCTGCGCCGCGTGGGCGAAGACTACTTCACCCGGTTCAAGGCCACACTGGTCGAAAGTGATCCCGCAGAATCCGAAGGCACCGATCAGGAGGACGACGACCTGAGCGACCAGCTGCCGGACGAGGAAGACGAGACCTACGATTACGGCGCTCTCAAAGAGCCTCTTTACGGGACCCTCCAGGACCCACTCTACGGCGATGCACTGGACTTCGTCCGCGAGTCCGGCCGTGCCTCGATCTCCGCCATCCAGCGCAAACTCAAGATTGGCTACAACCGCGCCGCGCGCATGATCGAGACCCTGGAAGAGAACGGCATCGTCACCCCTATGAACAGCAACGGCGGGCGTGAGGTCATCCGCGCCAGCTCGAAAGTGAACCAGGCTGCGGCCCCGGATCAGGACGAACTGGTATGACCGATCAAATCGAAGTGCCAGTGCGCTCGGACAGCCCGCTGTCAAAGTACCTGGCCCGCATCCAGAAGGACCTGTTCCTCAAGGCCCGCACCCACTGCGACCGCAAGGGCATCAGCCTCAACACGCTGATCACCCTGGCTTTGCGCGACTACCTTCAAGCCGGTGAGATCGAGGTCTCCACCCAGCCGAAGCTGAGCCAGGTGTTCAAGGACGAGCTGGCAGCGATGGAGGCCCGGCTGCTAGCAGTGTTGGCACCACCCGATATTTCGATTGGGGCTACCATGCAAGGCGGTCACTTGCCAACCGGCCTGTCTCCGCTCAACGTCAAGGCAGCGCCGGCCGGTGAAGGTGCAGGCTTGGGGCATGTCCCCGAACATTGGAAGACGGCACCCCCGGGCCATGGCCAAAGCGACACTGGGATCTTGGACTGGGACAGCCCAGCGCCACACAACCGCCTGTTCCCTGATGACCCGCCGGTCAAAGGTTCGGCCCCCGAACCGCTGCGAGGCCAGGTCTGGGTCGTCACAGGCGACTTCGATACGATGACCACCAGCCGAGTGCGCGAGATCCTGCAGCAGGCCGGCGCGATTGTAGCTGCCACCGTGAACAAGAAGACCTCGGCCGTGCTTGCCGGTAGCGCCGGTGAAGGCGAGAAACTGGACGCCGCCGAGGGCTACTCAATCCCGATCTGGAATGAGCTGCAGTTCCTGCACATGGCCAGGTTCATCGGTGCTGATGTGAGGATTCCGGTATGAAAAAGAAAGTGCTGCTGAAAGGAGGCCCGCTCGACGGCGAGCTACGAGAGATGACAATCAGCGACCGCACCGGTCTCCCAGGGCCGATGGGTTGCATTACCGACGCCCACGCCCGGGGGATGCACGGCGGTTACAACGTCGACCGAACGGTAAAGGAAGAGCCTTTCGTACTGCGATGGTGCGACAGGCCGCGTGGCAATGAGCGAGCATGCCACTGCGGCTGCGGAGGTCGCTTATGAGTCAGTGCACGAAGCCCGACGCCCTGAAGGTCCAGATCGCATGGTCGCACTACTCGAAGCTGAAGATCCAGCCAATGGAGTTCAGCATAGCCAACGGCTGGGACGCCTGCTCCCACACCGTGCTGAAGTACGTGACCCGGCACCAGGACAAGAACGGCCGGCAGGACCTGGAAAAAGCCCTTCATTGCGCCGACATGCGGCTTGCCTTGCTTCCCTGCGGAGCCAGGCCTGTGGCGGAAGTAATCGAGATCCAGGATTACATCCTGGCCAATGCCGTGCCCCCGGAAGAGGCAGCCGCCCTGACCTCGCTATCACGGGTCGTCTGGGAGAACAGCACCCGCTCCTACCTGGAGCTCAAAGCCGCAATCCAGCACCTGATCACGGTTCGCTACGGCGCCGCTTAACGTACTTGCGTATTCCACTATTAGTTGAATATACTACCCGCACAGGGCGTCGACACCGGCGCCCCATCTCCCGAGGAAAGGATCGTGAACAACAATCAAACTCCCGCGGCGGACCGCGCCGCGCAATTGGACAGCATGTTCGAAAAGATGGTCGGCGCGCTGATCAAGCCTGGTGCCGATATTGTCCGCAGCCTCACGCCCGGCCGCGCCAACGCGCTGCACATGGCCGTCGGCGTCTCTGGCGAAGCAGGTGAACTGCTCGACGCCGTGAAGAAGTACGTGATCTACGACAAGCCGGTGGACAGCGAGAACATCATCGAAGAGCTCGGTGACCTGGAGTTCTACATGCAAGGCCTGCGTGCCGTGTTCGGCATCACCCGCGAACAGACCATCCAGGCCAACATCGCCAAGCTGAGCAAGCGCTACCACACCGGCGCGTACACCGACAACCAGGCCCAGGAACGCGCCGACAAGGCCGAAGAAGGCGGCCAATGACCTGGTACCGCTGGCGCTGGGGCCGCTTGGCAAAGGCCGACAACGGACACACGACCTACGAGGACGGCGAACGCTACCGGTTCCCACCAGCCGCTCAGATCGTCCAGAACGGTGTTACCTGGAAGCACATTGGCTTGGGTTTCTACTGGGCGACCGCGAACTGAATACCCGGGCGCTCAGGCGCCCCTCTACCGAGAATCCGACATGCGCCAATATCTTGTCCATGCCTACGGGGTTCAACCCGGCCAGGCGATCCCGTTCCCATTTAACGGCGTCATTCATCTGGAGGCCAACGAAGTCTTCGACGCTGCCACCTTGGTCGATGCCGAGGAGAAGCTGCGCGAGCAGAGCGGCTGTGCTGAAGTGAAGATCGTCAGCTTCCAGCTGCTGGAAAGCCGCGATGACACGCCGACCTGCAGCGCCATGGTCGACCTGCAGCTGAACGACTGTGGCACTGTCCTGCCGCCCGTTGACTCGCCACTCCTGATCCAGATCGCACCCGGTGTCCTGCTGCGCGCCATCCGGCCTGAGCACGCCGAGCACAAGGGTGACCAGCTGACCTTCAACCTGGAAAGCGGCGGCAAGTTCATCGGCCGGCCTGCGTGGACGCATCCATGACCCTCGAAGCGCTGTACCAGGACATGAAAGACGCCCTGGATTTCCTTGGCTTGGCTTGGGGTGAAAAGGACAAAGCCGAAGTGACGCTGGACCGTGATGAGCTCGTGATTTCCCACGGCGGCCGTTCCTGCCGGGTGAAGATCGAGCTCCACGGCAAGGGGGGTGCATGAGCGCCGATGACTCCTATCAAGCCCACTTCGCGCATAAGCGGAAGATGGAGGCTATGCAACGGATGCGTGACTGGCAGGCGCGTACCTGGTCGCAGAGACGAGACATGGCAATGGGCGAGTTGCGTCGCGCAATGCGCTACCGGGGCTACCCAGAATCCGCCAGGCCACGAATCCGTTGCTTCCACTACAGGTCCTCGGGAAAGCCGTTCTACGCCATCGTCCTGACCAACCAAGGCCGTGAGCGTCGGCGTAACGTCTATTTGCAGGCGGAACGCTGGGACACGCTGATCCAGAAGCTGGCCTTCCGCCAATGGTCACAACTCTCGGGGTCCCGCCTCGAAAGGAACTGGCGATGAAAAACGTGAGAATCCGCAATGCAGTGACCGGCGAGACCTACCTGGAATTGGAGAAGGTACGTCGAGACAAGCAGGGGCGCATCACCACGGCCTGGCTCGTGAACGGGCTCTGGAAGCTGAAGACCGACTACGTCAAAGGCGTGTTCTGGCCCGAGGCTTACCCACACAACAGCCTGCCACTCAGTCTGTACACCGGTTGGGAGTCGCCGAAAGCATGAACTGCCCACGCCCGCGGGTCACCCGCACTGGTGAAGTGGAATGCCCGAAGTGCGGGCTGACCTGGGGCGTGGATGAATCAACCCCGCAATGCACGATGCCGGATCTGCCGGCGCAATCGTCCAGGGAGACCCGGCAGCGGACGCGCCAGCGCACCGTGGAGCTCGGCAACCGGGCCCTGGAAAACATTCGTTCAATACTGAGGAAAGGACCGTGAAAGCTACCTTCTACATGCCGCCCAACGGGCGCCAAGAAGTCCGTGAATTCACCAACGTTCGTGCCGAGGACGCCGAGTTCTTCGAGAAGCACGGCATCAAGATCAGTATGGAGCCACAGGGCCCCAACGCGATCGTCTACGCCGACACCGGCAAGGTCACTGACGGTGAACCGGATGAGCTGATCGAAATCAGCGGCGGCCGTTCCTGCGAAGACACGCTGTCGGCGCTGCGCAAGGCCTGCGAGAAACGCTTCGCCGAGGAGCAGGGCGCGGCAGTGCCCTACGACCGTTACGCCAGCGACAGCGTGCGCCCAGGCATCGAGAAGATTCGCGAGGAGCTGCGCCGCAACGGCATCCCTGAAGAACTGATTGACGGCCAGGCCAAGCTGCTGTGGCACGATCGCCAGCGTGCAGGGCTGATTGGAGGTGCGGAATGAGCCGGCGTGTAACAGCACAGTGCTTTGTCGAGCTGAAGGTGGTCGTGCACGTCGGCAATTGGGACGCCGCGACCAGTTTTGAGGCCTTGGAGAGGCAAGCGCTGCGCGAAGCCGAAGCGGCGGTACGCAACTGCTTTAAAAACAGCGCTATCCAGCTTACCGGCCAGCCAGGGGTGATGTCCGTGACCGTAAAGGAGTGCAACTGATGAGCGAGCTCCTGTGGCGCATCGCCGCCAAAGTCCTGTCCCAGCCACTGGTGGTGAAGCTGCTGATTAAGCAGGCCACCAAGACCCCGTACCACCACCTGGCCAGCCCCGACGGTCAGGAGCTGTACATGGCTCGCTACTGGCTGCTGAACCCATACGACCGGGAGACGCGGCAGGTCAAACACCGTTGGCTTCCGTGGTCGGCACGCCTGCACTTCATCCACCGCGAGGACCGGGACCAGCATCTGCACGATCACCCCTGGAACGCCCGCACGATCATCCTGCAGGGCGGTTACGAGGAACAACGGCTGATTACCGGCGAGGCCCGTGAGCGCGTCATTGACGCCTGCTTGGAGCCGATCGAGAAGCTGACCCGTGACCGCGCCAAGGTGCAGGCCTACGAATACGTCGACCGTCTTCCAGGCGACACTGCAGCGCTGAAGCACGGCGAGTACCACCGGATACACCGTATCCACGGCGACTGCGCGGTCACCCTGTTCATCACCAGCCGCTGGAAGGGGCCGTGGGGCTTCCTGGTCGACGGCGTGAAGGTGCCGTGGCGCCAGTACCTGGGCCTGGCGGAGAAGGAGGATCTGATCAGCGCGGGCGCGGCCCCGAAGTTCAAGGAAGGCGAGGCTGTGCAGCTCAAGCATCGCCCGGCGAAGAAGGGCGTGATTGTGGCCCACTCTTTACCGCCGACCATGCCCATACGTTACCGGGTTCAGTTCGAGGATATCGGCCTGCTGGTCATCAAGGGGCAGGACCTGGTCAGCGCGCATGTTTGCTCGAAGTCACCGAGTGGCGCGCACCAAGAAGGCCTGATCAAAGGCGACAGCGGCCGTAGTGAAGAAGGCCTGGTCGGGTCCGGCCAGTGCGTACACTGCGGCGACCTGTGGAATGAGATGCCATCACTCAGCACAAGCGCCATGAATGCAGCAAAGAGTGGTGCACGCCGTGTCGAGGCGGCCTGTTTCTCTGCACCGTCTGCAAAGGTGCTGAGGGCGACCTGCCAACCGAGTGCCCTGGCCAGGTGATGACCGACGCGGAACGCCACGCGGTACTGCACGGCGACCTGGATTTCAAAGCTGGCGAGTGGGTGGACGGGCTGCTGTAGATCAAGGGCCGACCAACGGCCCTTTTTCTTGTGTTGCGTATTCAACTAATAGTTGAATATACTACTGACACACCCACTCACCAGGTACCGTTCCATGAAGCTGCGCAAGCCCACTTGCGAGATCGCGCGCCGGATGATCGCCTACGGCATCGAGCTCGGCTTCACGGTCAGTAGCACCACCAAGGGCCACTACAAATTCTCGATGCCCGGTGTCCCCGCCGTTTTCATGGCCGGCACGCCGGGCAACCAGAGCACCCTGAGCCTCATGAAAACCAAACTGAATCGTGCCGCGCGAGCGGCTGAGGAGAAGTAATGAAAGTCACCTTGGATGTGTTGATAGATAGCCGCAACCGAAACCCCTATGGCCAGTTCCTGGAGCTGTCGTTGTCGCCGGAAAATGGCGAAGTCAATCTCGAAATCACCGGCTGCGACCGGGAGGTTGTCGTCAGCCTGAAACAGATGGTCGCTGCTCTAGAGGTCCTGGAGCGCCTACAGTGAAAAACATTATCCCTCTCGAATTGTCCCTGGCCGAGCGCTTGGCCAAGTCGCAGCTAGCCACTCCGTTTTGCGGTTTCTGCCGCACGGAGCGCGCCGCGGTTGAGGAGCTCAAGCAGCGTCTTTCACACACGGGTCGCCGTCCAACGCAACCGAACCCTGCGGAAGACGGTTCTAACCGGCACGTTGGGGTCGATGCGACTACGCCAAGCGACCCAGCAGCGGACCGTTATGCCGAGTTGAAGACAGCTCTGTCGCAGCTGGCCGTGCAAGAGACGGCCGTGAACTGGCAGACGTATACCGACGAAGCTGCGGCGATGGCGGGACACCTGCTGGACGACCTCGACCAGGCCCAGGCCACTGTGAAAGAGATGGGTGAGTTGATCGACGCCCAGGCCGCTGAGTTGGAGCAGTTGCGCAAGCTCTTCGACGGCCGCACATACACGCACAAGACCAAGGGGCGCTACTACCAACTAATAGGCCCGGGCAAGGTCGCCGGCTCGCTCAAGCGCGGCATTGGTGCGTGGGATCTGGACGTCTATCGGGACATCATGACCGGCGCCATCTACGTGCGTGAGCAGGGCGACTTCCACCAGGCGATGGAACCGGTATGAGCTCGGGTGAGCTGGACCCGGTCAAGGTCGCGGAGACACTGCGCCAGTGCCGGGGGACCGTGACCGAGGCAATGCTGCGCGACGTGGCTGCGCTGTACCTGCGCAACGTCAGCACACCAGCAATCGGGGAACGCTTCGGCCGTCATCACACCACGATATGCAGTTGGCTGAAAAAGATGGGTGTTGAGCTTCGCCCCAGCGGTGGCCGCACGGTATGGACGCCACTGTTCATTTCCCAGGTACGGGAGCTCCGAGCGCAGGGCCTGAGCTGGGCCAAGGTGGCGAAACGCGCAGGTGTCTCCCACACCACAATCAAAAAGGCAATCCAACGAGGTATTCTATGAGCGACCCATTCAAAGCGTTAGCCGAACGGTGTGCAGAGTTGGCGATCGGGGCGGGAATCAAGAACTATTCCGGCGCCTCGTACACCGTTGAGCAGGATACCGGCGAGCGCTTCGAGCTGGTGATCACCGTGCAGCGGGTAGGCCACGTGTCGCCACAAGAAGCAAACGAAAAGCTGAAAGCACAGCTGGCCGAGTTGTGGCGAGCGACGCAACTCCTTTTGCAGGTCACACCACGCAATAAGAGTAGTTGGGCCGACAAAGATGCTGCGAGAGCGATCATCGAACGGCTATCCGCCAGCGCAGAGCCGAGCGCGCAATGTGTTGGAGACCAAACGGCCCAGGAGTTGAAGCCACAGCTGCGTGACCTGATCACCGCCGGCTTCCGCATGGTCGGATCGACTGGCCAGGTGCGCAAGCGTAACACCGAGGCATTGGAGACAATGCTGCACGACCTGCAGACGCAGTACGGCGAATGAACAATTACTACCACCAGGGTTGCCGTGCGCGCACGCAATCCCTGGCTAAGACCAGCTGCCCCTATCGGCTCCACGGTTTCGCGTGGGCCTGGTGGGTGGCAGGCTGGAACGACACGGACCGCGAGGACCTGAAGTGAAAAACCCATATCCCCGTAGCGTATTGGGCGCGGCTTTCCATGTGCCCGCAGTGGTCAAGCAGAAGAGAGCCCTGGGCTATCGTGACGTGCTTTTTAGGGTAGCCCTAGCCGGGTACTACGGCGGCACCTCGGAAGCGGTGAAAGCGGCTATCCTGCGCCTGCAAGACCGCATCTTACCTGTCGACCGTCAGGTGTTCGCCATGTTCCTCGATAGCAGCAATGCCCATCGCATGCTGTGGCTGACGCTGGATGAGATGGACTGGTGTCTGTTCCCCCTGGCACCGGCAGTCAGACCCAAGGAGATCGAACCGATGAAAAACCCTGGAGGCAACACCCGCCAGTACGCGGCCTGGGACCGTGGTTATGCGGCGTTTGGCAAGGGGCTGACGCTCAAGGACAACCCGCACAAGGCGTCCGACAAGGTCAGCAAAGAGTGGTGGCAGAAGGGCTGGGAGGCTGCTCAGCAGGATGAGCAGCCATGAGCTGTGATGGTTAGCGCCACGGCCAGAAGCTGGCACCCATATCCCGCAGCGCGTCGTAGATCTTGGCCATGTCGCCACGAGCCCAAGCAATAGGCAGGAAAACGGTGAACACGAAGATGACGAGCTGCGGCTGCGGAGCACTGGCGACCAGCGTGTGCCAGGTCGTGACAATCTGGACGGCCATGGAGGCCGAGGACGCCAACAGAGCACCGGCGAGTAGTGACGGGGTCCACCGGAAACGGGCTTCCGGTCGGTAGTAGCTAGCCAGCAAGATCATAGTGGCCAGATGAATTGCGAGTCGAGTACCGAGCAGGAACTCCGGGTTCATTGGTCTTCCCCTTGTGACTTGCGCCATGGCGTTGGGATCGAGGCCAACATATCCTTGAACCAAGGTGGCAAAGGGCTACCTGTCTCGATTACCGACCGGAACGCGACAATGATCACATGGATCAGGCTGGTGCCGATACCCGCGACAAACCAGGCCCAGCCGTTGTCCGCCTTCACTGCCGGTAGCGCCAGTCCGTAACCAACGCCGATCGAAGCCAGAGAGATCCAAAACCTGGTGAATACTGGCAGCTTGGCCGAGAGGGCCCAGACGAACATGCCGCCGAACGCAGCTCCTGCTGCAGCCTCGGGATGAACGCCCGAGGAAGCGAGGACCAGGCCGCCCCACATCCACAGCAGAAATTCTTTGAGTTCGGTCATTAAAGCGCATCCATAGGGCGATCAGTTTCTTGTCGAAGCGTTTCCGCCAATAGTGGCATTTTCCGCTTTTGGTTGAAACACAAAAAAGCCGATCAGTGATGATCGGCTTCTTCTATTGCCTTGAGCTTAGCCCAGCGCGGCGGGGTAGTCGGCGTAGCCAATCATGCCGGCCATCACGCGAACGTGGTAGTCGATCGTACCGACACCTGCAGCTGCCCAGCCGATCTGACCTTCCAGCTGGTCAGCCTTGGACTGAGCTTGTTCGGCCTTGTACTCAGCCGAGCCGGCGGCGTCCGCAGCGTACTGGGTCTGCCCTTGCAGCTGACCGAGCATGGTTTGTAGATCGCTGGCCTCGAACGGGCCGACAGCAGCAACATCTACAGCAGTAGCCATTACCATGGTGAAGCTCCTTTTCTCGTTGGGTGTGTAAGGCCTACCGAGTCTACCTGTGGCCCGTGCTTGGGCGCTAGATGAATACGCTCAGTTCTTGTTCCATTGGATGCTAGCCATCGCTGCGGAAGGCAGCGCACCGGCTGAAACGGCCTTGAACCGGCCTACCGTTTCGTTGACGTAGGGCGCCAGGATGAGCTCGCCGTTGACCGCCTGGATGATGCCGGCGAACTTGGCGGATGAGCCCAGGCCCAGCGCTTCTGTCTCGCCGTAGGCATCGGTACCCGGGTCGTACCAGCCGATCTTGTCGTAGGTGTTTGGCCCGAAGATCACACGGCCGTCGGGGGCGAGTGCTGCGTTCCTGAACTTAGCGCCGATGTTTGGCGCAGGTACAGTGTAGAGGGTGTTGGACTCCCACCGATAGATCGTCACCGTGGGCGAGCTGTAGGGCGCGCAGACAACGTCGCCGTTGGCCAGCTTGGTGGAGCCGTAGAAGGCCGCGGAGGTGATGCCGGCAGGACCCTTGGTGACGGTGTTTTTCACGGGATCGTAGATCACGAAGGCCTGCGCACCGTATGGGATCAGAAGGATCCGGCCGTCGGGCAGTTCCTCGGCACCGCTGAAGTAGGTTGTCGCCGCCCCGCCGTGGGCTGGGCCTTGGGTGAACTCGTTCCTCACTACGTCGTAGATGCCGATGTACGGGCTGGTGCCCGGCACCATGATCACCTTGCCGGTGATGCTCGACACAACGGCGCCGTGGTAGCCAGGCGAGGAACCGAGGTCTGGTCCCAAGCGGAACTCGTTCTTGATGGTGTCGTACAGGCCGATAGTCGGCGACAGCAGCGGCATCATTACGACGATGCCGGTGTCGGCATGCAGGCAACCACCACGATAGCGCGCGCTACCGGTAGGCACAGCCGGGCCGTCTGAGAACACGCCGGTCACCGGGTCGTAGAGACCGATGATGTTCCGGCTGTATGGGATGAACATCACCTTGCCGTTCGGCAGGTTCAAGGCCCCGCAGAACTTGTCGTTGGCGACGGCTACGGGTGGGCCCGCGACGTAGCTGTTGGTCTTCGTGCCGGAGAAGGCTTGGATGGCCTTCCGCAGCTTGTATTGGTGTGGGAAGAAGGGCCCTAGCTTATGGTTATATGCCTGTGCGCGCATTTGATTTGTTCCTTATGGGTTAAAAGGGTCACTGACGATTTTCACGGAAGGAACACTCGTCCCCGCGACGACTTCGCTCTCGATGACCTTGGTGATGTGGATCTGCCGCTTGCCGGAGGTTCGCTCGTTATCGTAGGCGATGAAGATCTCGCCATCGTCGCCGAAGGTCACCACCGGGTATGTCAGCTGGCCGGCGGAGTTAGGCTCCAGCACCACCCGATGCCGCCACGTCACGCCTTCGTCATCCGACAGCGCTAGGGTCAGGGTCCTACGGGCGGTGTCGTTGTTCCAGCACACGAGCAGACGTCCGCTGGGCGAGCGCCCGAGCCAGAAACGCGATGACGAGGCAGGTGCCAGCACCAGGTAGTTCACCCACGGCGTCCACGTCTTCATCAGGTCGTCGCTGTAGGAGACCAGGATCCCGGAATCGCCAGCCGTCCAGCGCAAGAGCGCCATCACCCGGCCATCGGCCAGCTGCACGAACTCTGTCTCGAAGAAACCGCTATATGATGCGCCCAGGTTTGGCGGCAGCTGGGAGACGTGTTTGAGCTTCTGGTTGCGCCAGTCGAACTCGTAGATGTGCGGGCCGACGTGCTCCATGTAGCGCGGCGGGTATTCGGCCGAGAAACGCCAGCCGTCCACGGCCAGGTACCACTTGCCGTTGACCATGACCGGGTGGCGTGGATCGCCGAAGTACGACAGGCGAAACGGTTGGCCCCACACAGGGAATTCGGCGTTGGGGTTCTGGCAGATGACTGCCCAGCTGCCCTGCACGCCATCGAAGTGGCGGTTGTTTCCCAGCACGCCGAAGAAGAGCCACAACCTGCCCTCCGGGTCCTTCCACAGCATCGGATCTACCAGGTGTTTGTCGTGACCGGGGCGCTGGGCCATTGGGAGCGGGTTCAGCGGATCGTCTGCAGCCGTGAAAGTGAAGTAACCGTATTCCTTCACGGTGGCGTTGTTGTCGTCCGAGTAAGCGAGCACGGTGAAGTTGCCAGGGGCTTCACCGGCGAACTGGTTGTCCGCGCGCCAAGCACTCCAGTAGCGGGTGGGACCCGTCCGCTCGATCGTGGCGGTAGCTTGATAGACCCGACCAGACAGCCGGTAATCAGGGTCATCGATGTTGCGCTCAAGGCGAGGCGGAACGTCTACGAACACGCTGGGCGGACGCTGCTCAACGCAGGCCTCGAATGAGAAGTCCGACTTGATTGTGCGGTTGAGAGTGTCGATATGCAGGGCAATCGAGCCGTCTTTGGTGCCGAACACTAGCGCGCTTTCGTCATCCGGGAGGGTGTGCATCTCGGGGAATTGCCGCCGATCGGTGTGGCCTTCGGCACCTTCGCGGATCTCTACGCCCAAACGAAACGGCTTTTCGGAAACGACTTCCTGGTTCAGGCTGTCCAGCCGGAGCATATCCTGGTCGCCTGCGATGAATATTGCGGCGTCCGTTCGCTTCAACGGCAATGAGCCGATCATCTGCCCGCTCTGCGCGTCCAATACGAGATCCCCATCTCCTGAGATTTGATTGCTGGTGCGGTACAGCTCTGCGTCGACATAGTCGTCCGAGGCATCGAGACGTTCGTCGATGAGGACATTCGCCGCGTCCAGGCGTTCGCTGATAACACCGTCCTGTGCGTCGATCCGCTCGTCGATGTGGGTGTCGGCCTTGTTCAGCCGGGACTTGATCTCCAAGTCCTGCGCATTCGCTCGCCGGATGATCTCCGCGTCCTGCACATCCGTTCGTCTGCTGATCTCCGCGTCCTGGGCATCTAGCCGAGTGCCGACGCGCGTATCGATCGCAGTGATCTGCTGACCGAACTCCTGGTTGACCTTGTCGTCAACACGCTTCGCCAGGGTGGGCTGGTCTGGGAACCCCCGGACGGGGACGCTTTGTTCTTTGGTGCCGCCAAGCATCGCTTCAAACGAAACTGCAGCATCGGCGGCCCTCCTGGCCGATGTTTCGAGCTCGGCATACAGGTTGGGGTAGTCTTGGTCAGCCATCGGGCCGGACTCCTATCAGTTGAAAATGCCACTGTCAGTGGAACGGCATGATACACACCGCTTGCGCAATCGTCTAAGCCGCTCGCTATGGGCCCAGGCGCGTAATCTTCAGTTCTGCATGTGTGAAAGCGATAGCTGTGGCAGAGCTGTGGTTGCCGAACAGGAAGTAGGCCGTGCCAGCCGTGAGCCGCATCGGTTTGCAGAACTGCACGGTGAATGGAAGCAGATCCGTCGATGTGTCCCCTACGACATCCACGCTATCCGCAGCTGCCGACCCGAAGCCTAGACGCAGGTTGACGTTCGCCCCCATCGGGTTGGTGCCTGTGCGCACGGGCCTGACCAGCGCCTCGACCAAGTACATGCCACTTTCCGCCGGGGTAAAAGTCCAAGCGGTGGTGCTCCAACCAGACAGCCCATTCTCCACCTGCGTGTACAACTGGATCTTGGTGAAGGCCGCACCGTTCACCAATGTCCAACTACCTGGGTTGCTGGCGTGTAACGTCGCCCCCGCCGTCGGTACCGCATCGACCCAAGCGGCCCCGTTGAATTTCACTATGCTGCCGGTCGCCTGGTTCTCTGCCAGCAGGCCACGGACGGGCGTGTAGAACTCCCAGGCATTGGCAACCCGTGCAGCCACCTTGTTGGCTTGCCCGGCGAACACACCAGTGGCTCCTGTGGCGGCCACAAGGTAGCGAGTGCCGTTCGTGGTTACCGCGGGCACGGTGACCACACCCAGAACCGACAGGCCCAGCAGCGCATCGATTTTCTTGAAGTTATCAGTGACCGCGGCGCCCCAGCCACTTTCACCAGGCGTGCCGCCGTTGCGCGGGGTCCATCCGTAGGAGAGGCCCAGGCAAGGACCGATTGATGCAGGCATTCCGAAATCCTCTGTTAATCGCCCCAGTCGGCGCCCCAGTCGGCGCCCCAGCCGCTCAGCAGCTCGGTGGTGAGGGTGAAAGTGTGGGTATAGTCCTGGTAGTTATCGAGATCGCCGCGCAGGGTTCGCACCACGATTGTGAGTGGGCCGCTGGCCAGCTCGCCCAGCGGCAGCATGGCCGTGTTGACGTAGGGTTCGGTGACCTCGACCGATGCGACCACTGCCCCGTCGCGCATGGCGAAAACCAGCACCGACGATCCGGCTTCTGGCGTGACGCTCGGCTCGTTCCATTGAACCTGTTGATCCGCGTTCTGCAGCAGCCTGTTGCGTGTGCTGAAGCTGACATTCAGATAGCCGTCGTCGTTCGTCACACTGAGTGGCCAGTAGGAGCCACCGATCGTCACGTTGCCGACTGGGTACGGCCGGCCTTGACGTCCGACCAGCGCCACCGGGGTGACCGGCACGTCGTCCAGAGTCGTTGAGCTGATCGAGGTCTGCATCGTCGCTTTGTAGTTGACCGTTTCGGCCATCGACCGAGCCGTAGGATCGGCGGGGAACTGGGCCTCGCCGATGAAGAAGATGCGAGTGCCAAGAGGCCAATCACGCGGGTGCGTATCCATCAGCCCGCGTTGGATCTGGAACTGCCCGGCAGTGAACATCGCGACCACTCGGACGATCTCTGCGTCCTCGCCGGTGCCGATCACAGCGAAGGAGTCAGCTTCGATTAGGCGCAAACCGGTCAACGTGCTGTTGAGAACAGAGGTGGTCGATAGGACCTCCTTGCTCAGGGGGGTATTCAAAAGTGCTGAGGGCGTGACGTTTGCAGTGTTCTGCAGCTCGTAGATCGAGGTCGACGGCAGATTGCGCAACGCGAACAGGCCGACCGACTGAACGTTGGTGTTTTTGGACACCGGCAGGACCGCGCCGTAGGTGACTTCGGGCTCGGGAATGACCCCCGACGAGGCCATGAATACGAACCAGAACGGTAACTCGAAACCGACCAGTACGTCGAATTGGGTGGCCGGCTGCCTTGTATCGACCCAGCCGGGTGGGTTTACACCAGTGAAGGAGACGTTCGACTGACCGAAGACGTCCTCGATCAGCTGCAGTGGGATGTCAGCAGTGTCTTGGCGGTGTGTACTTTGGGTCACCCGCATGCGCAGATTCGAGATGCCGTAGGCTGGCCAGCTCAGGGTGACGATGTCGCCAGGGTTCAGGTTCCAAGCTTCACGGTTGGCCGAGCCGTTGGCCGTGGCCAGCGTTGCCGCCAGCACACGAACGTCACGGGTCGCCAACCGGCCGGCCAATGCCTCGCTGCGCACGCCGGGGTAGTTCTTGGTACCTGGGATGGTCTGCCCGGTAGCGGTGATGTTGGCCAGGTCCTGGACGGTGACGCCCTGGTACTCTTCGGTCTCGGGGTTAACCCACTTCACAGTGAGCTCGTTGACCGTCTCACCGATGCCCCGACGCTGGAAGTCGTCCAGCTGGAAGTTACTGGGATCGAGGTGCATGACAACCGGGTCGCCCGGCCGCACCAGGCGTATTGTCCACTTACCAGTGCGCTGGTTGAAGTAGAACGTCCCGTCGATCTGCTCCATGATCGTGTTGACGAAATCTTCAATGCTCTGCTGTTCCGACCAAGCCATCGACAGGCCGATGCCTTCAGTCAGCAGCAGGCCAGCAGCAGCACGGGCGGCATCCAGATCGAGCTGGTCGAACGAGTAGCCCAGGCCCCACTGATCGTTGGTCACGCACTCTACGACGATATGTGCCGGGTTGGCGTCGATGCCGATCTGCGCGGCCTCCGGGAACCACTCGCGCCAGTAGGTCTCGACCTCAAAGGCAATGTCGGAAAGGTACGGGTTGGTGCCCCAGTAGAAGTCGTGGAAGACGCACAGCGCCATGCCTCGGTAGTGTGTGGCCATCACAGGCGTGGCGGGCTGGCGCACACCCAACGCTGCGATAGGGGCCCCTGATGACGTGCCATCTGGGTTCACGCCCAGGACGAGCTGGTTGAACGCACCGTGGCAGGCCTCGATCCAGCCCTGGATGCCGCCTTCGCCGTCCTCGCCCCCAAAAAGACCAGGTTTATCGGCGTACACCGTGGCCCCGTAGCCGTCGGCTCGACGCCGCGCATCGCCTTGCCAAGCGATCTTGTCCTTGATCCACACCGACCGGATAGCGTCGATCGGGCCGTGGCAAATCCCCATCTGCATCGAGCGGTAATAGCGGTAGCCGACTGTCTGTTTCTTTGGCTTGCCCCCGGACATTATTCATGGCCTCGCGCGCGCTTTTCTGCCTGTTCCACGGCCCGGTTGCCAAGGGCGCAGTTCAGCGCGCGCAGATCCTCGATGGCGATGCCCTCTTTGAGTAGCTGGCGGAAGTCGATGCTGTGTTGCTGGGCCCACTGCTTGACGCCCGAGGCACACAATCCCGCCTTGACGGCGTCGGCCACAGTCACACGAACTTCGGTCATTTACGGATCTCCTCGGTGCGATCGCCGCCGTAGTAAAGGGTGTTGGGGTTGCGCACCCGCATCCTGCCGAAGACCTTCTGCAGCGGTGTACCGGCGTCCAGTGTAGGCGACGTGATGTCCTGGGCCTTCGGGGCAGAAGGCGCCTTGGGTTTGGCCTGCAAAGTGTACGCCAGGTAGGACAGCGCCACCGCAACGATGATTTGAACAACGAACCACATGCGACTCGCTCCTTAGAAGGTGTTGGACCTGAACGGGTCCTTCGTTGGGATGCTGGGGCAACCGCCGTAATTGCTGGTGTTGTTGAACGACCTGCAGGCATCGAAGGTGTGCGCACACCCCCTGGCCACCGCGGCAGATGCGCC